AGCGCATGCTCCCACTGTTGCCGACGCTTGCCCGAGTGCACGGCCCGCTGCACACCAGATATCTTGGTGCGCCGCACGAGCGCATCACGCGCATTCAAGCGCTCGATTACCACTGGCGAGACGTTGATGCGCCCCTCATCTAAGGCTCTCTCGCGCTGGGCAGGGCGCATTGCACCCAGCGGAATCTCGTCGCAGGCATTGCAGGTGGCGTGAAGCACACGCTTAGCGCCCCGCCATCGGCGGAAAAAGCGCAGAAGTTTGCGCGTGCCACACACGGGACACGCACGGTCGATCTCGTCAGTCATCGAGGCTCTCCGAGGGTTGAATGAGGACAAAAAGTCCTTTTTGACAAGGGTTGGACAAAAGCTGGCAGCACCTTCGATGCGCCGTGCCAGTGGTGCGGATAGCAAAAAGCTGCTGTAGTGTAAGACAAAAAACAAGAAGTGGCCACAAGATAAACAAAAATTTGAAAATTGATTCATATATAAATAAACGAACGCTCGGAAAAAAGGCAGAGAGAAAAGACAGACGAAGATAAATTTTTTCCCAGCCTTGTATATATATATAAAAATAGTAATAGCTATTTATATATATAAGAGAAAGCCTTTTGGCTACAACGCTTTTCTTGCGCCCGCACCACTGGCACGGGCGCTTGGTCTCCGGGACTTACGCCCATCGACGTATTTTTTTCACGATGTGAGATGGCCTTTCACTTCGTGGTGATTCAATCTTTGAATCGCCCCATTCATGGAAGTTATCAGCGTGCTTCGCAGCACGCGCAGCGCGGCGCTGCTGCACGGCACGGGCTTGCGCCCGGGCCTCGCCTTTGAATGACTTGCTCATGGCTGCGCCCTCCGTGCCGCCTTCTTCGCTGCCCGCTGGGGGTTCCTGCGCTGCACGACGGGCTCGGCCTTGTGGCTGGCCTGCGGGAGCAGGCGCTTGATCTCACGCTGCACCCAGGCAGCGCGGACTTCCTTGACGAGGTTCATCACTCTCTCCTTGGGTTGAATGAGGACGGGCTGTCCTCTTTGGGGTTAGTCTTGTTTAACAACTTCAGACTCATTACCTACGTAGCTGTAGGGGTAGGTCTCCGCGTCGTTTCCGACATCGAGCGCGTGCTCCATGAAGTTAAGAACGAGTTCGATAGCTTCTTGTTTACTCTCGGCTCTTACGCCCATGAATACGGGCACGGTATAGGTTTGCATGATCTCTCTCCAAAAGCACGCCGCCCTCGACGAGGGCAACAAGCGCACTGGGCTGCGCGGACACAGGGCGATGCCCTGCGCGAACGCAGCCCGCTACGCTCGTAGCGGAATGGGGGAGAAATCTCCCCCGGTTGGTCACTCGAAGTCCAGCGTAGCCAGAGCACGCTCGTGTGCCGCGATGATCTGCTCACGGGTCAGGCCGACGTAGGCCTCAGCGACCCGCTCGACCGTGCCGTTCGGCAGGCGGATCTTGGCAGTCTTGGGCGCGACTTCGGCCTTGGCTGAGACACTGCGGACGATGTGGTAGTTGAAGTCACCACGCGCCTTGTCGTAGTCGCGCTGCTGCTCTGCGCTGCGGTCGTTGCGCGATGCGGCGCAGACACTCTCGGCTTGCTTGGGCGTGTAGCCCTGGCCGGTCAGGTGGTTAAGGAGCCACGAAACCCGCATCTCGCCCTGCTGCTCAGGCTCTGCGGCAACGTAGATGCTGTGCAAGGGCAGCGACGCGTCTCGTGTCAGGCGAACGTGTTGGCCGAGGTTGTGTGCGAACTCGTTCATGCTAATCAACTTCTTCATGATGCTCTCTCCGATGTGGGGGAGATTTCTCCCCCGGTTGATGCGACTAGGGCGAATCCCCAACCGCTGATGCTATTTTACCATATGGGGGTTCTTCTCCCCCTTTTGACGTACCCTCGGACCCCACCATACCCCCACCCCCTGGTTTGGTAGCAAGGGTAGCGTCGTTGTATGAACACGAATCCACAACCACACTGCACAAATTTTTACGTTTTAGCTGCACCCCATACTACACAAAAAATACAAAACTATTTCCGCCAGCTTATTTATGTGTACTAAACACACCCCTAACACATCTTCTACAAACCGCAGCAAAATTTTCTACAAAATCCCAGACTTTTTCTGTCCAACTCTTGACACTACCATACAAAAAAATGCCTCGGGTGTCCGAGGCATTAAAAGGAGCCTTGCGGCTACCTCAGGGAGAAAGCAAGTAAGGACTTGCAAGGAGACAGACCCAACTGTACACTGCGCCAAACTCGGACGCAAGCCCCGCTTTGAAATGCTTGACCACCTGATTGACTTTGAGCCGCCTGTCTGCAATATCGCAGACACACTCCCCCTGGAGAAGGCTGATCCGCAAGCGCTCATCAACGCGCAGCATGAGACGGCAAACTGGCTTGAGTCTATGGGAGCGCCCACTGCCGACACGGCAGATGCCGCAGCAGCCTCCTCGCTGGCTCAGAGCGCGTTCCAGGCGCTCGTCAAGCCTGACACCGATCCCAAGCAGAAAGCAGCGCTGCTGGCGCTCAAGACGCCCGCTGCGGTGCGCCACCTCACCGGCATGCTCACAGCCTATGACTGGGAGTTCGTCAATCAGGCCAAGGAGCTTCGGGGTTACGCGGTGTCGAAGATCCTCGAAGAGGTAGAGCACCCGGATGCCCGCATCCGCCTGCGTGCCTTGGAGCTACTGGGCCGGGTCACTGAGGTGGCGCTCTTCACCGACAGAGTTGAGGTCAAAAAGACGGACATCACGGATCAGGAGCTTGAGAGCAAGCTCAAAGAGAAGCTGGCGCGGTTCATGAACGTCACCGACGTTACCCCGACAGACGTAACTCCCCTGCTCAGCAATGAAGCTGCCTGATTTCCTGACGCCCAAGCAGGCGCAGGCCATCCAGGCCGCGCTCCCCACCATGAGTGTGCGGGAGAAAATGGAGCTTTTTGACCTCCTAGAAGAGAAAGAGCGCCGACACCGCCTAACGGCTGCGCAAAACAGCCTCTTAGGCTTCGCTCATTTCAGCTATCCAGGCTTCAAAGAAGGCGCTCACCATAGAAAGCTTGCACAAATTTTCGAAGAAGTGATCTCCGGCGTTAAACGCCGGGTGATTATCAACATCGCGCCTCGTATGGGCAAGTCGGAGTTCAGTTCTTACCTGTTTCCGGCCTACTTTTTGGGCAAATTCCCGCACAAAAAGATCATCATGGGGACGCACACGTCGTCTCTGTCAGAAGACTTCGGTCGGCGCATCAGAAACCTCATCGAAACGCCCGAATACAACACCATTTTTCCCGATACGCAAGTCTCAGAGGACCAAAAAGCGTCAGGTAAGTGGTCTACGAGTGCCGGAGGTCAGTATTACGCTGTTGGCGTCGGTGGTAGCATCGCCGGTCGAGGCGCTGACCTGTTCGTCATTGACGATCCGCACTCAGAACAGGACATCAAGGCGGGCACGCGCACGCCGTTCGACGCTGCATGGGGTTGGTTCCAGACAGGCCCTCTCCAACGCTTGATGCCAGGGGGTGCGATCATCGTGATCATGACCCGGTGGTCCCAGCTAGACCTCACGGGCATGCTGATCAGCCACCAGATCAAGAATCCCGACGCGGACAAGTGGGAGATCGTGGAGCTTCCGGCCATCATGCACGAGCACACGCCGCAGGAGAAGTCTCTGTGGCCTGAGCAGTGGCCCCTGGAGCAGCTTCAGGCCAAGCGTGCGGGCATGGACCCGAGGTTTTGGCAGGCGCAGTACATGCAGAACCCCACCTCGGAGGTGGCAGCGGTCATCAAGCGCGAGATGTGGAAGATCTGGGAGCCAGAGCGCCCACCATCCTGCGAGTACATCATCCAGTCGTGGGATACCGCGCACGAGACCAAGACCAGCGCTGACTACAGCGCATGCACCACGTGGGGTGTGTGGTTCAACGAGGAAGACAACGATAATGCACATATCATTCTTTTAGACGCGATCAAAGGGCGGTGGGCATTCCCGGATCTCAAGAAACGTGCCAGCGAGTACTACAACGAGTGGGAGCCTGATGCGTGTCTGATTGAGAAGAAAGCCGCTGGAGCGCCGCTCATTCAGGAGCTTCGGGCGATGGGCATACCCATCAGCGAGTTCAGCCCCAGCCGGGGCAAGAACGGCACCAGCAACGACAAGGTGGTGCGCCTGAACGCGGTGTCCGACATGTTCACCTCAGGCCGTGTGTGGGTGCCAGACACCCGCTGGGCACGAGAGCTTGTGGAGGAGGTCGCGGCCTTCCCCGCTGGTGAGCACGACGACTATGTTGATACGATGACCCAGGCGCTCATGCGCATGCGCAACGGAGGCTTCATACGCCTGCCGTCCGATGAGCCCGAGGAGCCCCGACACTTCCGCAGCCTGAGACGGGCTGCGTACTACTGAAAGCGCACATGGCAACGAATATCGACAAAGCGGTGTACAGCGACCCCTCTCTGCCCATAGGGGATTTTGACGCTGGACCAGCCATCGAGATTGAGATCGAAGACCCCAAAGGGGTCAGCATCGGCATTGACGGCTTGGAGATCGACCTCATGCCTACCAGCCAGGGCAGTGATGACTTCACGGCCAACCTTGCCGATGAGCTTGACGAGGGGGCGCTCAACACCATCGGCGGTGATATCGAGGGCGATATCAATCAGGACAAGAACTCCCGCAAGGACTGGGAGAAAGCCTACACCGAGGGCCTGAAGCTCTTGGGTCTGCAGATCGAAGAGCGCACCGAGCCGTGGAACGGCGCGTGTGGCGTGTTCCACCCCATGATCACCGAAGCGGTGGTGCGGTTCCAGTCCGAGATGATCACCGAAACCTTCCCCGCGCAGGGGCCGGTGCGGACCAAGATCATTGGCAAAGAGACGCCAGACGTCAAGGAAGCCGCGATTCGGGTTCAAGACGACATGAACTTCGAGTTGACCGAGACGATGAAGGAGTTCCGCCCAGAGCATGAGCGCATGCTGTGGAGCCTCCCGGCCACGGGCTCGGCGTTCAAGAAGGTGTACTACGACCCGAGCCTGGAGCGCCAAGTTTCCATGTTCGTGCCCGCAGAAGACATTCTCCTGCCCTATGGCACCACGGATCTCGACACCTGCAGACGCCTGACGCACGTCATGCGCAAGAGCAAGAACGAGATTCTGAAGCTGCAGGCAGCGGGGTTTTACCGCGATGTGGAACTAGGCGAGCCCGACAAACACCTGACAGACATCCAGAAAGCCAAGGACAAAGAGACAGGCTTCAGTGACCTGAATGACGACAGGTTCACGCTGTACGAGGTGCACGTGGATCTGTGCATCAAGGAAGACCCGTACGGTGAAGGGGAAGACTCGGAGATTGCGCTGCCCTACGTGGTCACGCTGATCAAGGGCACCAACGACATCCTGGCTATACGTCGCAACTGGAACGAGGATGACAAGCTCAAACTCAAGCGCCAGCACTTCGTTCACTACCAGTACATCCCTGGCTTCGGTGCGTACGGCTTCGGCTTGTTCCACCTGATTGGTGGTTTCGCCAAGAGTGCGACGAGCATCATGCGTCAGCTTGTGGACGCGGGCACGTTGAGCAATCTCCCTGGCGGTCTGAAGAGCCGTGGTCTGAGGATCAAGGGCGACGACACCCCCATAGCCCCGGGCGAGTTCCGGGACGTGGACATCCCCTCTGGTGCCCTGAGGGACAACATCCTGCCGCTGCCGTACAAGGAGCCCTCCACGGTCCTGTACCAGTTGCTCGGCAACATCGTGGACGAGGGCAGACGCTTCGCTGCCACTGCCGACATGAAGGTGTCGGACATGTCCGCCCAGACGCCTGTGGGCACGACCCTGGCACTGCTCGAGCGCCAGCTTAAGGTCTTGACGGCAGTCCAGGCCCGCACGCACTACTCGCTCAAACAGGAGTTGAAGCTCCTCAAGAACATCATCCGTGACTACACGGATCCGGACTAC